ACGCATACTGGGGTGTCGAAGTCCTTGACCCCGCCACCGGCCAGTACAAGCGCGTAGCCGAAAACCAAGGCCCGAATGGCCTCGGTATAGTAGGCGACATCGCGGGCGTGGCGCTACCTATCGCTGCTGCCATCGCAACAGGCGGGGCAAGCCTCGGTGTTCAAATTGCGGCAGGTGCGGCAGCAGGCGGCCTTGGTGGTTTCCTAGCGGGTAATGACCCGCTCAAGTCCGCGCTAATTAGCGGTGTGACCGCTGGCCTCGGCAACGTGACAGGCTTTAACGAGGCTGTTGGTGGCGTACTTAGCAATGCGGGCGATGCTGTTAAGAACGCGTTGATACCGGAACTCGCCAAGCAGGCTGCTACTGAAGCAGGCGGTGACATCGTTGTTAACGCCTTAAGCAATCTTGCAAAGGGCACGGCTTCCGGATTACTTCAAGGTGCGGCATCGGGTGTCACCAGTGGCGGGTCGCCAACATCCGCACAGCCAACACCAACGCAGCAACCTGTACAAGAACCAGTACAACCACCTGCCGAAGCCACTGTTAAACCTATTGTCGTTAGCGGGTACACGGGTGCTTCAGGCTCTGGCCTCCCCTTCGCATCCGCCGTCCCCGTTCCTGTTCAGGCCATTCTTGACGGAACACTGGCGCAGCCTACACCAAAGCCACAGCCTACAACAGAAGAGGCCGTAACAGAACAGCCGAAAGAAGACATCGTTGTTAGCGCGTACCGTCCAATAAACCCCGTTGGCGGCTTCGACCCAACATCTGTTTCCAAAGACCTGATTGGCCTAGGCGGGTCGGTGGCCGCGACACTACCTGCGCTCACTGAACTGGCTATGGACCCAACGCTGACAGGACCTGCGAACGAAGATATTGTCGTGAGCGGCAACCGGCCTATACCAAAAACTGTAGTTCCCGATGAACTTGCGGCTATTGGGTCATTGCTTCCTGCGCTCGGTATACCGCAAGTGCCAACTCCCGATCCGGCGCTGACGGACAAGGGCGGTGTTCTTGGCACTGGCCTAAACGTACCCCAGCTTATATCCATCGGTAGTATCGGAGCCGATCTTCTAAAAAACCTTTTGGCTGGCGGCGGTGACGGTACGGGCGCAGGAGTGCCGTATGTTTCCCCGTTCGGTGCAGGCGCGGGCATAGGTCTTGGCGCAGGCCGAGATATGCGCGCCAATCCAACCATCTTAGATTATGAGCGGTATGGTTTCGGTCCGGAAGCTATGTTCTTCCAGCCGGGATACGGCCTTCTTAATTCTGCGGCTCCCGCTCCTGCCCCAGCTTTACCCCAAGCACAGCCCGCGATGGTAACTAACCCTAGATACGAGCCGTTGATCTAATGGACCCTATTACAAAAGCTAACCACGCAAAGCGCCTTCTTGAGGATGAGATTCTCAAGGAGGCATTCGCCGAAGTGGAAAGAGATATTTTTGAAGAGTGGCGTATGTCGTCCCCGACTGACTATGGCTCCCGCTCTGACATGTTTCACACGCTCAAAGGACTTGAGCGGTTGAAAGCCCGCCTACAGGCAATCCTTGACGACGGCTTAGTCGCCAAATCAAGGAGTTAACATTTAGTAAAGAAGGTGCTATATGACGGAACAAGTCGGCAACCCCAGTGGTGGGATCGGCCTCCACGAAGCAACACTAGCCATCGACCAATTGCTTGGCCCTGATGAGGACACCCAAGACGAGGCCGAGGCGCAAGAGCCTGAAGAGGCTCAGGGCTATGAGGAAGAACCGGAAGCCGAGGAATACTCGGAAGAAGAGGAAGCCGAAGAGTCTGACCCGGATGAAGAGTACGACAACGAAGAGGTTATCGAACAGGAACTTCCTGACGATCTAGTCATCAAGGTAAAAGATGATGGCAAAGAATTGGAAGTCACCCTTGACGAACTTCGGAAAGGTTATTCTCGTTATTCGGATTACACACGGAAAACTCAGGCGTTAGCCGAAGAACGCAAGTCGTTCCACGGTGAGGCCGAAGCGATCCGAATGGAACGCGCTCAATACGCGGAACTGTTACCGGCGCTTAAAGCGCAACTTGAGGTGCAGTCCGAAGCTGAGCCTGATTGGGACAATCTTTATAACGAAGACCCCATTGAGGCGGCGCGGTTAGAACGGCATTGGAATAAGTCTCGTCAGGAACGAGCCGCTAAACTTCAGGCTATTAATACTGAACAGCAGCGGATTGCGGAAGAGATGAGCAAAGAGCAACAGCGGGCATTGGCTGACATTGTGCAGTCAGAGCGCGCCAAACTCACGGAAGTCATTCCTGAATGGAAAGACGAAAGTACAATGCAAAGCGAAGCTAAGGAACTTCGTGAATGGGCTATAAACAACGGGTTTAGCGAACGCGACCTGAGTGCACTTGTTCAAGCCAGTCATGTCTCAATCCTGCGCAAAGCGATGATGTTTGATAAGGGTTCGAAGAAAGTGGAAAAGGTGAAGGCACAGCCAAGAAAGGTTGCGCGGATCGTCCGTCCCGGTTCTTCAGGTTCTCAAGTTAACACACGTTCAACCGATGTAAAGAAAGCGTCCCAGCGCCTTGCGCGTACAGGTCGTGTCGCAGATGCGGCAGCCCTGTTGGATAAACTCATTTAATAAGGATGTGAACTAATGGCTATTGTAGCAAATACTTTTACCCGGTACTCAGCTATCGGTATTCGTGAAGACCTGTCGAACGTTATCTATAACATCTCGCCAGAAGAAACTCCGTTCATTTCGAACATCGGCCGCGAGAGCGTCAAGAACACCTACTTCGAATGGCAGACCGACGTTTTGGCCGCTGCTTCGGCTTCTAACGCCGCACTCGAAGGTGACGACATTTCTTCGTTCACTGCTGTTAACCCAACCTCACGCGTTGGTAACTACACGCAGATCAGCACGAAGAACGTCGTAATCTCCGGTACGCTTGAAGCAGTCGATAAGGCTGGTCGTCGTAACGAAATGACCTATCAGCTTGCAAAGCTGGGTTCGGAACTGAAGCGCGACATGGAAAGCGCATTGCTTGCCAACCAAGCTTCGGTTGCTGGTAACACCACAACTGCACGTCGTACTGCTGGTCTGCCTGCATGGTTGACCTCGAACACTTCGTTCGGCTCAGGTGGTGCTAACCCAACTGTTGGCTCGACCCCAACTGCTGCTCGTACCGACGGTACGCAGCGTGCGTTCACCGAAACCCTGTTGAAGGGTGTTATCCAGAGCGTCTGGACTTCGGGTGGTACGCCTAAGATGCTGATGGTTGGTCCGTTCAACAAGACGGCCGCTTCTGCATTCACCGGTATCGCAACTCGCTTCCGCGACGTTCCTGCTGGTCAACAGGCACAGATCATCGGCGCAGCCGACGTTTATGTGTCTGACTTCGGTACGGTCAACATCGTTCCTAACCGCTTCCAGCGCGACCGTGATGCGTTCGTAGTCGATCCTGATTACGCATCGTTGGCAGTTCTTCGTCCAATCCAGAAAATGGACTTGGCGAAAACCGGTGACGCCGAGAAGGCTCTGCTCCTTGTCGAGTATGGCTTGAAGGTAAACAACCAAGCTGCGCACGGTATCGTAGCCGACTTGACCACTTCGTAAGAAGGTCTATTTGGGTGAGGGGGCATAACGCCCCCTCATCTAACTATTGAGGGTTTTATGACTAAACGCCTTATTAACGACGATGCTTTCACCGGCGTCAAAACATTTTACGATTACGATGCCGAGAAGGACGAAGCGATCATCTCGAAAGAGCAGGACGTTTCGGCAATCATCGAGCAGAACAAGCGCGAGTTTAACGAAGCGCCGGAACGCTGGGGTGAATGGACAAAGGTTGGCAGTATCCCAATTTCAGTGTATTATGAACTTGAGCGCCAAGGTATTACTAAAGACCAAGAGGCGATGAAGAAGTGGTTGAACGACCCAGATAATCGTTACTTCCGCACAAGGCCGGGGACTGTTTAATGGCGATTACGACGTATTCAGAGTTGAAGACCGCAGTCGCCGATTGGCTCAATCGGTCTGATTTGACGGCCGCTATACCCAACTTTATCTCGCTTGCTGAAGCGCAGATGACTCGTCAAATTCGTCACCGCAAGATGGTGACGCGGGCAACCGCCACTATGGATACGCCGTACTTTGCTGTTCCATCTGACTGGAAAGAAACAATCCGGTTCCAGTTGAACACAAACCCTATTACGCCGCTGCTCTACGTCACGCCAGAACAACTTCTCGAAGATAGCCAGATGTATAGCGCGGCGAATCAGCCGATGTTCTTTACGACTATCGGCCAGCAATTCGAAGTTCTACCGCAGCCTGATGGGTCTTACGAAGCAGAACTACTTTACTACGCCAAGCTGCCCGCATTGTCCGATGCAGCGCCGACTAATTGGCTTTTGACTGAAAGCCCAGACATCTACCTGTATGGCACGCTGGCTCAGTCCTCGCCGTACTTAAAGGAAGATGAACGCACCGCCATCTGGACTTCTTTATATGAGAAGCTGGTAGAAGATATGCGCATCGCCGACGAGCGTGCGCGTATTGGTTCGTCTAAACTTAAACCCCGCATAAGGACATTCGGATGAGTTTTTCCAATTATCTTGAGAACAAAGTTCTCCTCCATGTATTCGGCGCAACAGCATACACGGCCCCGGCCACGCTTTACGTCGGCCTGTTTACGTCTAACCCCGGTGAAGGTGGTGGCGGCACGGAAGTCTCTGGCGGCTCATACGCCCGCCAGACAGCAGCTTTCACGGTTGCTGCCAACCTTGCGTCCAACACGGCTGCTGTAGAGTTCCCGACTGCCTCGGCATCGTGGGGGACAATTACCTACGCAGCTATCTTTGATGCGTCCACTGGTGGCAATATGCTGGCGTATGGCGGTTTGACAACCTCCAAGACGATTGACAGCGGCGATGTGTTCCGCATTCCTGCTGGCGATTACGACATTACGCTGGACTAATAGATGGCGGGCTACGGCAGCGGCCTATTTGGGATTGGCTCCTACGGTATCGACCCACTTGAGGGATCGGTATCCGTAACTGCGTCATCCACAATTACGGCTGTTGCGGTAATCATCAAGGAAGCGGCTGTTGAAAGCAACGCTTTCTCATCTGTCAGCGTATCGGCTGGGGAGCGCACAGACGGAGCGGTAGAGGCTAACGCGGTATCAACTACCACAGTTGCTGCGGTTCGCGTTGTAACCGCCTCAGCGTCCGTTTCTGCGGTATCTTCCGTAACCGCTGCTGGTGGCACTTCCGTTACTGGGGTGGTATCGACAACGGCTACGTCCGCGATTTCTGTAGATGCAAAAATTACGGCTGCGGGTGCGGCAACTTCAAGCGCCGTAGCTTCAGTAGCGGTGAACGCGGGATATGTGCAGCGCGGCAGTGTGGCTGTAAGCGGTGTTTCTAGCGTTACAATAACTGCTGTTAAGAAATGGGAGCCACAACCAATTACACCAGAGACATGGACTCCAATTTCTGTTACAGAAGAAATATGGCAGATAGCTGCGTGAGGATTTAAATGGCTGATACAACCACAACAAACCTTGGATTGACGAAACCTGAAGTTGGCGCATCCGCCGATACTTGGGGGACAAAACTCAATACCGATCTCGATCAACTCGACGCGCTCTTTGCTGCGAATGGCACAGGAACGTCTGTCGGCTTAAACGTCGGCGCGGGCAAAGTGCTGACTATTGCGGGTAACGTATCCGCCAACGGCGCGACGCTTAGTCCTACGGAACTTGGCTATCTTGATGGCGCGACATCCGCCATCCAGACGCAGCTTAATGCCAAAGAGCCAACAATCACCACGCTGTCCGCTGCCAAGGGCGGGACTGGGTTATCTTCTCCGGGCGCGTCGGGGAACGTTCTGACCAGTGACGGCACGACATGGACGTCCGCAGCACCGGCTGGCGGCAGTGTTTCCTACCCGCAGAACGTGCAGTCAGGCAACTACACGTTGGTTCTTGGCGATGCCGGTAAGCATATCTACTCGGCCAACACTGGCGCACAGACGATTACGATCCCGGCCAATGCGTCAGTGGCTTTTCCGATTGGGACGTTAATTACGTTTGTCAACGTCGGAACAACACAGATTTCGCTGTCGGTATCAGGCGTTTCAATCTTTGCCAATGGAAGCACTACGGTGCTTACAACTCCATCTGTACCCTCTGGCGCAACTGTGCAACTTCTTAAAACAGGCACAAACAGTTGGAACGCTACATTTGGCGTGATTTCAAATCGCACGGCGGTTCTCACCTACTTGGTTATCGCCGGTGGTGGCTCTGGGCTTGGGGGCGGTGGTGGCGGTGCAGGAGGCTACCTAACAGCTTCAGGCACGACGGTGACAGGAACTGTAACAGTTAGCGTCGGCGCTGGCGGCAGTAGTGTTAACGGTAGCCCTAGCGTTATCCAAGGGACTTTAAACACCGGAGTAGCCTTTACAGTAAATGCTGTCGGCGGCGGCGCTGGCGGTGCTGCGAATACCGGTGCTGTTGGCGGAAGCGGCGGCGGCGGCGCTAGCACTGGCGGAAACGGCGGTGCCGGGACTTTTGGGCAAGGGAACGCTGGCGGCAACGGCCCCGGCGACATTTACGGGGACGGGTATTATAGCGGCGGCGGCGGTGGCGGTGCTGGCGCGGTTGGCAACAACGGGTTTTACTCGGGCCAGTATAACGCTTATGGCGGTAACGGGGGCGCTGGTTTGGCGTCATCAATTACAGGAACATCCGTAACTCGCGGCGGCGGCGGCGGCGGTTTTGGATCCACCGTCATGGGCGGCGGCGGCGCTGGCGGCGGCGGCGCAGCTTATTCTAGCGGCACCTCTAACACAGGCGGCGGCGGCGGGGCGAGTGCTAACGGCGGTTCTGGTGTGGTCATCATTCGTGTACCTACCTCTTCAGCGGCAGTTTCAACCACTGGCTCACCAACCATCACCACGAGCGGGTCAGACACAATTTACGTTTTCAACTCCTCTGGCACGATTACATTCTAAGGACGCACAATGGCACATTTTGCAAAAGTAGAAGACGGCATCGTCACTGAAGTTCTGGTCATTGAGCAGGATGTTATCGACACAGGCGCGTTTGGCGATCCTGCGCTTTGGGTGCAGACCTCATACAACACACACGGTGGCCAACATCCCGAAGGCCGTCCGCTGCGTAAGAACTATGCGGGTATCGGTTACACCTACGACGCAGAGCGCGACGCCTTTATCGCGCCCCAGCCGTTTCCATCATGGACGCTCAATGATGACACCTGCTTATGGGACGCACCAACAGCCAAGCCAGATGACGGCAAGCTGTACACTTGGGACGAGGCCACATTGGCTTGGGTAGAAGTGACTGTCTAATGGACATGTCGTTCGGCATCGACACGCTTCTTACCGTCGTTGCGGGCATCTTTGCCATCATTGGCGTATGGACGCAACTCAGCAACCGCCTAGCAATTCTTGAGACGAAGCTGGAGTTCGGCGACGAAAAGTTCAATAGCATCGACAAGAAGTTTGACGAGGTTATGATGCACCTCCGCCGGATTGAAGACAAATTGGACAACAAGGCGGACCGCTAATGGCGTTTAAGCTAGGCCCACGTTCCCTGTTAAACCTTCGCGGCGTGCACCCTGATCTGGTGCGCGTCGTTAAACGCGCTATCAGTATTTCCGATATTGACTTCACCGTCATCGAAGGGCTGCGTACACCAGCGCGGCAGAAAGAACTGTTCGCCAAGGGTGCGACCAAGACAATGCGTTCGCGCCACATTCACGGCTTTGCGGTAGACATCGCGCCGTATGTAGCGGGCAGCATCCGTTGGGATTGGCCGCTGTTTGACAAAATCGAAGAGGCCATGAAGAAGGCAGCGCGCCTTGAGAATGTGTCGATTACGTGGGGCGGGGACTGGAAGTCGTTTAAGGACGGTCCACATTGGGAACTTCCGCACGCTAAATACCCAGACCCAAAATGACGATTAAAGAACTTGAGACCGCGCTGCTTGAGCGTGTCCGAGTTTGGTGGCGTCCGGTCACATGTGTCGGTATTGCTTGCGGTGTTATTGTAAATGCGGTAGCCTTGCCCATTGTGAACAGCCAGCCAATCTCCCTTACGGACTTGGCGGCTACGATTGCATCTTGTGCGACTATATTTGCGGTGAGAGAATGGGGCAAAATAAATGGTGCGGATTGATCCATTCATGGGTTATGTGGCGGCAGGCGCTCTTGCTATTGGCCTCGCCTCCGGATGGAAGATCAAAGACTGGCAGTGCGATGCCGCGTATTCTGCGGTTCTGGAAAAAGCTGCGAAGCAGCGCCAGCAAATGCAAGGACAAATAGATGAGGTTTCAACGCTCTACCAATCCGAACGAGATAAAGCCGATGTCGTGGTCGCCGGAGAAAAGCAAACCATCCGCGAGATATACAAGACTTTGCCTGCTGTTTCTGCTGATTGTGCTCCTGACCCTCGTCTTATCGGGTTGCTCGAAAGCGGCGTCAATCGCGCCAATGCCGCAGCCGCCAGCGAACCTAGCGAGTAACTGCCCGCCGCTTGCCTCACCGCCAGCTACGCTTATCGACCCTGAGCGCGCTATATGGGAAGTTGATATATTAGCTAAATATGGCGACTGCGCTTTACGTCACCGCCGAACGGTAGAAGCATGGGAAGAAGCTGTAAAAATCCGCAAGAAGTGATATAAGGACTAAAGGCTAGACACGGAAAACAACATGGCGCTAATTCCTATCAGCATCCCACCGGGCGTTTATCGCAGCGGAACTGAACTTCAGTCAGCAGGACGCTGGTATGATACTAATCTTGTGCGCTGGACAGAGGGCGCAATGGAGCCTGTCGGGGGCTGGGAAGTTCGCCCTATTTCTGCCTTAACAGGTAAGGCTCGTTCTCTTATTACATGGAAAACAAACGGCAGTGTCCGCTTGATGGCAGCCGGAACTTCGTCGAAACTTTATGCTGTAACGCAATCCAATGTTCTGGTAGATATTACGCCTGTTGGTTTTACGGCGGGTTCTGATGATGCTTCTACGGGCGCTGGTTACGGGATTAGTACTTACGGCGGTGGCTTTTACGGTACGCCTCGTCCTGACAGTGGTTCTGTAACACCCGCCACCACATGGTCGCTAGACACTTGGGGCGAATATCTTGTTGGATGCTCCACATCTGACGGCAAACTGTACGAGTGGCAGCTTGACTATACCACGCCGACCAAGGCCGCTGTCATTGCGAACGCGCCCGTCAATAACATCGGCTGTCTCGTCACCGCCGAGCGTTCGATGTTCGCGCTTGGCGCTTCCGGCGATGGCCGTAAGGTTGCGTGGTCCGATCTTGAAAACAATACCGTCTGGACAGCGGCGTCTACTAATCTGGCTGGCAGCATCATATTGCAAACACCTGGGCGGATTATCACCGGCAAACGTGTTCGCGGCCAGAACCTTATCCTGACGGACATCGACGCGCACGTTCTGACATATGTGGGCCAGCCATTTGTGTATCAGGCTGAAATCGCCGGTCGTGCCTGTGGTGCTGCATCTGCCAACTGTGTTGCCGTTCTCGACAATATGGCGGTGTGGATGGGCCAGAAGGGCTTTCACATGTATGATGGCTATGTGAAGCCATT